TATACGACCGCCACAGCAATCGCCACCCCCACGTACCCCTCTGACGGCAAGGGAACCGGGAGCACGACAGCGGGCGATGCGATTTGGACTCAAAACGGCCATGCGTCGGGCACTTTCGAGGTGCTTGTGGAGAAAGTGATCGCAGCTCCAAACGCGAACACTTCGGCTGTTATCGGGCTGGCGTGCCTCGCCACGGCAAAGGTCTTCTACTTCCCGCCTGGATCGCACACGGTGAACATGGCTTTCCCCAACGGCTTCACGTTTGTGTCGTCCCTGATCGGCGGGACGGTCGTATTTCGCATCCAAGAGCACGCGTTCTAACCGATGCCGCTGCCGCACATCCAGTTCGATTCGACGCAGACCGCGACCACGCCCTACTACCCTGAAAACGGTGCGGGCGCGTGGACGGCTACGGCTACGAACTCGTTTGTGCTGGACTTCAAGACGACGGAGCTGCGGCGCTTGATCGTGCCTGACACGGCCTCGGGGGCGCTCCCTATCGAGTTCTACCACGAGGACGGCACGCTGGCGTTCACGACGACTATCGTCGCGAGCAGCCTAAACCGCGAGTTGAAATGGGACGCAGGCGAAGGGATTGAGCTTCGGGGCAACTGGTACATCGAGTTCCCGGGCGTGGCTTCGGCGACTGACCTTTGGTGCGTGCAGTTTGCGCGGGTGACCTGATGCCGGAAGACACCGAAATCCCGATGCCCTTGCGTGGGGTCGATAAGACTCAAGCGAAGAGCAAGCAGCGGCGCGACACCACGCCGGACGCGGAGAACGTGCGCTCGGTCGGTGGCGACAAGCGGCTTCGCATCACGCAGCGCCCCGGCATGGAGAAGCACTACCCGTACGCGATGCCCGGCCCGGTCCAGGTGATTGCGACGGTGCTGACGGCAAACAAGTCCGTGACCTACGAGGCGACCGAGGACGAGCTTGAATCGAACGGCGACGGGCGCACCAAGCACACGCTGGTGTGGAAGAAGTTCACGAGCCAGAAGAAGGACACGCGCAACGTCGCGGTAGCGCCCATCTCGGGCAACGTCTACAACCTCTCGGGCAACGTGATCGAGAAGCGCAACGCGTCCGGCGTGGTGCAGTGGTCGTTCTCGATCAGCTTGGCGAACAAGGCGTTCCGGCTGTCCCCGATGGCGCTTGGGCCCGACGAAGCTATCCATGTGGCGGTGGACGGCGGCGCATCTGGCGCGAGCGGTGCCGCGATCTACCGTGTCCGCCAAAAGCAGATCGACATTGAGGGCAACACCGAGCCCGTCCTTGAGTGGGAATACCGGGTCGATGGCTGGGTGCGCGAACTCAAGATGGACGGCGCGGAGCTGAAAGCGCTGGTGCAGTTCGACGCGAAGCGGCGCAGCTACGTCTGGACCTTCGGGAGCCTGCCCCTCGCGGCCCCTCAGCTCACGGCGAGCTACCCGGTGCCCTATCCGTCAACGTGCATGGATGTCGCGGCAGACGGCTCCACGTACACGGGACACCCGTACTTTGAGAACCGCAACACGACACCCGGCAAGCCTGGGGTGGGGATTCCGCTTGAGTCGTGGACTCCCTACGAGATGGACAACTTCGAGGACCGCGTCTGGGGTTGGTGGGATGCCGACGACTTGGCGGGGTACCTGGATCATGGATCGGAGGTCAAGGTCTGGGAGGACCGATCTGGCAACGGTCGCGATTGGGGGCTTGGCATTCCGGAGCAGGGAGCAGGCGTAACTCGCCCCGGCCCCACGCTCAACAAGAAGTCCAGCATCGAGGGCGCAACTCTTAGCTTCAACGGCAAGCAGGGCTTATTCTCGAAGCCGGGTGGTGGCATCTTTGCGGATCGTGACTCGTGCTTGAGCGCGTTGCCGAACCACGGGGAAGCGGCTTGGACGATGTTCATCTTGTGCCGCCCATCGACCGCGACCGACCCGACCGAGAAGGATGCGGACGGGAAGCCGATCAACGAGCGCCGGTTCCTCATCAACCAGTTCCACCATCGCAAGTATGGCGGGACGGCGAACGCTTACTTCGATTCGTCGGACACGCGAGCGTTCTGCACGGGAATCATCGTCAACTCGACTTCGGCAGGCGTTCCAGACACGGACGACGATCTGTTTTGCTGGGGGCGTTCGGACTCAATCGCAGGCGCGTCGGCTCCTGGCTATGCGCGTCCGTACACTCCAAGCTCTGGATATCGGTTCACGGGGGCGCACGACAGCGACGGTTATGCTGCGGGCGCGTGGACAGTCGGCACGTCGGACTTTGATTGGCCGGGGATGCCCGTCAACCGTGGCGCGGGTCTCTACGGCTGGCCGAAAGAGGGGCAGTACGCGGACCTGACCTCGAACGTCGAAAGCCAGGGCTGGTGCGTGATGACGCTACAATATGACGGCGGGCTGAACGAGTGCTATGAGGTCACGGGCACGGTCACGGGGACAAACCTGTTCACGCCGGACGACTCGACTTGGCTACCGGGCATCCCAAACGCCACGGCCTGCACGCTCTACATCAACGGCGGGACGGTCAGCGGTACGAAGGGCAACGGCGGCACGCTCGCGCTTGGGACCCCCGTGACGAATGGCGAGTACACGGTCCAAGCCGTCTTTGACCGAAACCTGCACTCGCGCTGCGTGTGGCGAATCAACGGCGAGCCAATCGACCGATGGGAGGGCTTGCCGACTGCGTACACGGGCCCGAGCGATGTGGGCACGACTCCAACGGTGGCCGACCGTGAACTCGATTACAACGTGGACCTTCAGGCGACGGGCCTCGGCATCCCGTGGGCGCTCGGCAAGGTCAAGCCGTACGTGGGCGAGATCAAAGAAATCCTCGTGATCGGAAACCGCACTGGACCAGAGGGCGGCATCGAGCTGGGCGGTGAGACGTATTACCCATACCCAACGGTGATGACGCATCCGAAGTATGCGGCGAACTCGCACGCGGCTCTTGACACGGTGGCGGACCAGTCTTGGACAAGCACGGCCAACAACTTCACTTCAACCGAGATGGAGAAGGTTGAGGGGTACCTAATGCACAAGGCGGGCTTGCAGAACAAGCTGCAATCCACGACCGCGAGCTACCCGCACCCGCACTATCCGGGCAACGGCGCGGGCACCTCAGCGGGCAAGGCGCACGATGTCCCGCTGACCTCGGAGTTCCCATCATCCGGGCAAGCGTGGCCGCCGCGACTGCGCACGCCGGAAGCGCTACTTGCCAAACACGATGCCTCTGGGCGAATGCTTTGGTGCCTGCTGGCTGCGAACGTCTACGGCGCGGGGACGGGCGGAGACCTGTTCTCGGAAGACTTGAACGGGACGGGCGGGGTCACTGGGTTCACCGATGCGCCCGCAACAAGCGGCGTGGCTGTTGGCCTTGATGGTGATGTGTTCGTTGTCGGTCCGGGCAGCTCGGCTTCTGGTGGCTCGCAGTTCTGCATGGGGCGGATCATCGACTCCCCGACAACCTCAGCATCTCCGAGCCTCCGCAGCATTGGCTGGTATCACCAAGCGTTGCCCTACCCTCCCGACACGAACAAGGCGAACTTCACGGCGGATGTCACGATCCGATGCACGACGGACGTGTTTGGCAACTTCTACGTGCCGTTCCCTCCTGGGTCTGTGTACCTGAACAACCCGGCCAAGGACGCGGTCCGCGCCTACAACCCTGACGGCGACATTCTGTTTCGCCTGACGACTCTCAACCACGGCAGCGCCAGCTATCAGAACGCTTACGCCGTGGCCTTTCCGAACTCGACCCCTGACTACAACGTGAGCGACTGACATGTCCTGGATCACCGTAACCCTGCCCGCGACGGGCGAGCTGCACGCCGTCGAAGAGGTCTCGTCCAAGATCTTCCCCGGTGTCAAGCCCGTCTGGGGTGGCAGCGGAGTCACGAACTACATCGACACCGCGACCCCCATGCCCGTCGCGTCGGTGGCAAACTCGTTCGTTTCGCTCTCCACCGCGAGTGTGGACACGAACGATACGGCTTCAATCACCGCAGCGCTCGACGTGTCGCAGGCCGGGCGTATTGGCGTGCAAGTCGTCGGCTCTACGGGCGCTCACACGACACACGTGGTCGAAGTCTTGGGCTCTGTTGACGACACCAACTATGTGGCCTTGAGCTGTGAGGTGACGGGAGAGGGGATCGCGCAAGTTGATTCCGCTGTCTCGTCGATCAAGGCCAAGGTCAAGACGGCTGAGGGCGGCGCTTCCGCCTGCACCATCATTCTCTTCGCCAAGTGACCCTCCTCTTCCTCCTCAACCAACCAGCAAGCTCGGGGGTCATCTCCCTGGGCTCTGCCGTGGACTTCAGCCTGGGCGTGACACCGAGGCCGGAGTTCATCTACGTTGCGACGGAGGCGGACAGCAACGAGTCCCAGGCTAGCGACCAAGAGAGCCTGCACAAGTACCGCATCGCGGAGGCGACCAACGCAGCGAACGGGCAGGGTCGGTTGCGCACGCTCATCGGCGTTTCGGGCGGCATCGTTCACGTTCAAGGCGTGCTGGGGTGGGTGGCGTTCGACGATGCGGCAGACCCGCAGCTTTCGTCGGACTCTACGGCGTACTGGTACGTCGAGGTCGCGGGCAAGGTCTACATTGGCGACGGCTTGAGCGAAGTCGTGTATGACCCGAAGAAGGGCACACTTGCGAAGTTCGAGGCGATTGGGGCGGGCGAGGTTCCACAGAAGTGCCGTCTCGCGTGCGCATACCGCAAGCGCCTTGTCTTGGCGGGGGGCACGAAGTGGTACATGAGCGCGGCCAATGACCCGCACGATTGGGAGTATTTCCCAACGGTCCCCACGGTAACGGACGCGGTGGCCGATTCGACGGTGGCGAAGTTCTCTGGCGACATCATCCAAGCCCTGATCCCTGGGCAGGACGACTACCTCTATCTTGGCTGCTCGGGCTCGATCTTGCTCATGCGCGGCGACCCGCTTGCTGGCGGCGAGATCGACACGGTTTCCGATGAGGTCGGCATGGCGTTCGGCAACTCGTGGGCAAAGGACCAGAACGGGACGATCTACTTCTTCGCGTCGAAAGGCGGGGTCTACCGCATGAACCCCGGCAGCTTGCCCGAGTCCATTTCGGACGCGGCTGGCAACCAGGACGTGACGGTCCAGGCTGACTTCGAGGCGATTGACCAACGCGACTACCGCTTGGAACTCGAATGGGACTACAGCCACGACGAGCTTGTGGTCTCGCAGATCCCGTACAACGCTGAGAGCCTGACGATCACCCGTGCCTGGCGGTGGTCGCGGAAGATGAACGCTTGGTGGCCTGACCGCGTGGGCTCGACTTCGCTGATTCCGTTCTCGTCTTGGGCAGCGGACGGCGACCAAGTGGCGGACCGCAAGCTGATCTTTGGGTGCCAGGACGGATACGTTCGTTCACTGAGCGATCTTGTCAAGAACGACGACGAGGTACCGATTGATGCCTATGTGACGATTGGCCCGATCCAGAGCGGCGGGGACTACGACGTAGCGATTGGCCGGATCAAAGCGATCTTGGCGAACGAGGAGGGCGGGTGCAGCTTCGAGATCTTCTCGACCGATGCCCCGTCCTTGGCTGATGGGAATGACCCGTTGGCGTACGCGAGCCTTGTTGCATCGGGGTCGTTCGAGCCTGGGCAGAACCCGCGCATTTCGGCACGGGCGCGAGGGTCGTATCTGTGGCTTCGACTGCGCAACAACAAACAGAACTCGGGATTCGCCGTCGAGGAGATTCGCGCGGACCTCATGGCAAGCGGACCACGGAGAAGCAGAGCATGAGCATTCGCAAGGAACGGCTGCGCGGCGTGGGCGACCAGGGCCGACAGATTGACGATGTGCGTCGCCGTAGGGCTGGCGTGCTTGGATCGCAAGCCGAGCTTGGTGGCGAGTTCACGACGGACCCGCAGAGGCGGCTGCGACTTCGGGCCGACCAACTTGGCCTAGCATCCCAATCGGATGTTGAAGCCCTCAAGGCAGAACTGGAAACTATCAAGCAGGCACAGGCCGAATCGGAGAGCAACGGATGAGCATTTTTTCAAACTTCCTTGACGGTGGCTTCGGGTCGGCGGCGAAGGCCAACAAGGCTGAGAACGCTTGGCTCAAGGGGCAGTACAGCGCTTCCGCGAGCCTGGGCGAGTCTCTGCTCATGCAGCATCTCGCGGGGATTGACACGGGGTATGCCAACGCCAAAGCCAACCTCGGCAAAGCGGGCGAGACAGCGACGATGCAGATCATGGGGCAGGGCAAGCAAGCCCTAGCCGCAGGACAGCAAGCGCTGACCGACTCTGGCTTTTCCGGAACGATTGCCGCGCAGCTTCCGGGGCAGGTCGCAACCCAAACCAATCAAGCTCTCGGCCAGCTCGGTGAAGCGCTCGGGGCGCAGAACGCGAACCTCGACATGCAACACGCCAACGCGAAGTTCTCCGGCGCAAGCACGATTGCCAACTGGGCTTTGAACAAGGCGAGCACGGCGAATGCGGTGGCCGCGCAGTACGTCCCGCAGGGTGGCGGGGTCCTCTCTGGCCTTGGCGAAACGCTTGGCAAGGGACTCGGCTCCTGGGCAGCAGGTTTCCTACCTGGGGGCAAGTAGATGGGCGTTCAAATCATCACAGGCGGGGGCGCAGCGCAGTTCGGCGCGGGCCTCGGCAAAGGGCTTAACGAGGGCATCGACACGGCGCAGAGGCTCAAGCGGGCGGAGGAGGAGAAGCAGGCCCTTGCGGACGAGCTGAAGGCCGTTCAGACCGCGATGGTCGAGCCCAAGCTGCGAGCGCTTGAGGGGCAGATTCCGAACGATCCTGCTCTTCAAGGCCCCGAACCCGTCCCCGGCCACGGGCAGCTCGCTCCCGGCGTGCAGGGTCCGCCAATCGCACCAGAGATCACCGGGGCTCCCGGCTACATGCGCCCGGAACCCAGCCCGGAACGCGCGCAGCTCGACACGCTTGCCGGGCAGTTCGCGCAGTCCCTCCGGTCGATGAAGGACCCGCGAGCCATTGAGGCGATGGGGCAGGCGTACGCGCAGCAGCTTGACGTGTTGCAGCGCCAGATCCTTGTCCGGAAGGTCAACGACCAACTCTCAACGGCGGAGAAGACGGGCGCGTTTGACCAGAGCGAGATCCAAGAGTTCCTTGCGATGGGTGCGGAGATCGCGCAGGGGCAAGGCGACATTGCAGACCTCTACACGGCGATCCGCGAGCGCAAGGAAGAGAAGGTCAAGGAGAAGGTGAACCTTGGCCGGGCCACCCGCTTCTTGGAGCAAGCCGCGATCAACCAAGCGAACTTCGCGCAGTCGGCGCAGCAGACGAACGACCCCGACGAATCCGCGTGGCTGAACAGTCAGGCGGGCGACATGGCGGACACGATCAGCGAGATTCAGGCCGCGCTTGAGTTTGGCCTTGACGACTTCGACTTTGACGCTGCTTACGAGCGTGTCGCCGACGTGAAGCACCGACTCAACCCGTACCAGAAGCAACGCATGGAACAGGAGAACATGCGGATGCGCAGCTACTACGATGCGCGCGAGCAGATCCTGACCGACCCGACGCTGCGGTCCCGCAGTGCCGAAATGCTCAAGGCGCTCAACGACGAGTACGGGGTGGACATCCCGGCCCCCAAGTCGATGCAAGGTGCGGCGAGTCCGGAGCACGCATCCCCTGTAGCTGGCGAGCCCGAAGTCGAGACGGCGAACGACCGCTCGATGGAGGGCAAGACCCCGGAAGAGGTGCAAGCGATCGAGGCCAAGCGGCAGGTCATTGGGCAGCTTGACGGCGTGAACTTCTCGGGCATGGACGCGGAGCAAGTGGATTCGCGCTTGACCGATCAGCTTGGCGCGCTTGCTGAGAGCCTGAGCGGTGGACCCGTGGAGATCGAGATCCCCGAGGGCGGCACCGAGCAAGAGGCTTGGGCAGACCACGTGTTCGGGATCATCGAGCAGATCCAAGCCGAAGACCCGCAGTACGCCCAGCTTCTTGCCGGGCGCATCGTCCGCATGATCGACATGGCGGAGGAGGCGAAGACGGCCAAGGCGGAGAAGAAAAAGCGTGACTCGAAGCCGCGCTATGACGACGACATGGGCAGCGCTGCATGGGGCGGGTCTTGAGCGACATCCGCTCCAAGTTCGCGGCGCTTGCCAAAGAGGACAAGCCGAAGGTGCCCGAGGGCGCTGCGGCTGCGCTGCGTGAACGGCTGAAAGGCGCGGGCTTCGAGTCCAAGCCGATCCCGGCTGAGGTCGAGCGCGACAGCATGACGGGGGCGCAGCGGGCGCTAGCCAACGTCTACAACGCCACGCGCTCATTCTCTGAGGGCGCGATGGAGGTCGTCGCGGCCCCGGTCGAGGTTGCCGGAATGGCCACGGGCAGCGACACGCTGCGCCGCGCTGCGCAAGGGATTCGCGACCTGCCTGCGGTCAACGAGGATGCGATGCTCGCCTCTGACGGTCAGCGCCTTGTCCAGCCGGGCTTTGGCTCCGAGCTCGCGAGCGGCGCGGGGTCTGCGGCGGCGATGATCGGCGGCGGGCTCATCATGGGCGCGGGATCGAGGACGTTCGGAACAGCGGGCAAGGCGCTCGGTCAGGCGGGGCGCGCGGCGAAGGCCGTGGACATCGGGCTCGGCACGACGGTCGCCCAGCACGCGGCTCGGATCGGCGCGCTTGTTCAGGCGCAATCCCAGTTCCGTGACGCTGAGGCAAACGGTGCGGACACGGCAACCCAATGGGCGGCGTTCGCGCTCGGGTCTGCGGTCGGCGCTTCGGAAGGCTTGGCCATCGGCGGCACGGGCCAGCTCGGCAAGATCGGGCAGGCGCTCGCGAACATCGACAAGCGGAGCGGGGGCGCACTCAAGAAGGTGGCGCAGGCATTCCCCACCGTTGCGGCTGAGGGGCTTCAGGAAGCCGCACAGGAAGGCGCGCAAACCTTCTCTGAGAAGATGATCGCGCAGCAGATCCTCCAGTACGCCGAGCCCGAAGAGTGGGAGGCAATCGCGTCCGAGGTTGGGCGAAACGCAATGATCGGCGGCATCGTCGGCTCGGGTCTCGCCCAGATGGGCATGACGTTCGAGCAGGTCGGCGAGCGCGCCCGGATGAAGTCCATCGCGAACTCCATCGAGGCGGACGTTGGCCGCACGGTGCTTGACAGCGCCGCTGAGGTGTCGAAGGGGCTCGACCCGGCCAAGGACTCGACCGGAGAGCAGCGCGTTCAGGCGAGCCCGGAGGAGGCCGTATCGCGATTCGCCAAGAGTTCCGGCATCGAGGGCGAGCTTGCCTTTGAAGTCGTGGACCCGGACCAGATGGCCACAGATCAGGACAGCATCCCCACGGGCGAGCTGGACCTGCACGCCAAGCTGAGCAACATCGTGGGAAGCGGTGGAGAGTTGCCGCCCATCGTGACGATTGACGATGCGAACGCGGCACCGGGTGCTTATGTGGACGGCGTGGTCATCGTCAACAAGCAGTTCCAGGATGAGATGCTTGCGGGTGTCGCGCTGCACGAGATCCTGCACTCGAAGGCGCGCGCGGGCTCGGAAGAGTTTGGCCGCTTGGTCGAGGAGGCGAAGCAGTCTTTCCCGGCGCTGACGCTGCGGATGGCGGCGATCTACGAACAGGAGTTCACCGCGTCGAACGGTCGCAAGCCTTTCGCGGCGCTCCCCGATGGCCCCGAGCGCACAGCCCTGCTTGTCGAGGAAGGCTTTGCGTGGGGCGCGCAGAACATGTCCCGCCTCGTGGACTCGCTTGTCCAGAACCCGGAATCCATCAAGCCCAGCGACGTGGCCGAGTTCAAGGGCGTGTTGCAGCGCATCGCGGCTTGGCTCAAGGATGCCGTCTCGAAGCTCACCCGTGGACGGATCAGCCCGGCGAAGCGCACGCAAGCCCTTGCGAACCTGGACTCGATCCTCAAGGAACAAGCAGGCCGCACGACCAAGGCAGGCGCTAAGCCCGATGAAGTCGTGGCGATGGCGAAAGAGCTGGCCCGCATCATGCGCGAGGCGAAGATCGAGACGCTGCCCGCCGCACCGCAGAAGGGCACGCCGCAATGGTGGGAATCCACGCTGACGTTTGAAGCGCTGCCGACCGAGGAAGACCAAGCGATGGCCGACGAGGCCGCGCAGATGGACCAAGAGGCCGAAGCCGCTGCCGAGCCCCTGCCGAAGACCCCGAAGGAAAAGCAAGCCGAGGCCAAAAAGAAAGCCGCCGAAGACGCGGCCAAGGCCAAGGAAGTCAAGCCCAAAGCAAAAGCGGTTGCGCCCGAGATCGACGAGAAGCTAACCCCTGCCCAGCGCAAACGGCTCAAGCAAAAGCGCAATCGTGATGCGAAGAGGCTGCGTGCGGAACGTGGGGAAGTTCCCCGCCCAGCTTCCGAGCGCGGCCCGGAACGCACCTACCGCCGCGATGCGGGCCCCACCGCAGCAGAAGCCGCCATCGAGGACTACGAGCGGGGGATTGACCGTTGGGCGGTCGTTCCCGGAGACGACAGCCTTGTGGCGCTCCACAACCTTTCCGCTGAAAATCTCGCACATGCGGAGGAGATCGGGGGCATAGCGTTGCCGAGTCTCGCCATTCGCAAGGTGTCTCATGGTCCGGTCGATGGCTTTGGCCGGATTACACTGATTGCTGATCGGGACATGGTGGACCCAGAACGGGGCGTTCCGGTCGCTGAGTCAGACGCTTGGACCGTGCGCCACCCTCGCATGAAGTTTCGCCGCGATGACAAAGCTGCGCAAGCCGTCGTAGATGAGTTGAAGCCGCACTTGGAAGCGGCAGGCATGACGACTTGGGGTGCGTTCGATAACCTTCGCGCAGAAAATGTCGGCTGGAACAAGGGTCGGGACGAGGCGGAATCCGTCTTTACGCGGCGCAATTCTCGGTGGAGGCTCGCTTTCGCCGAGTCCATTGGGAAACCCGTTCGCCCGTTTATGAAGTCTCCGCCGATAGGGGGGGTCTTGGCTGGCGAAGACGCTGACCTTCTAAAATATTTGGAACGCGAAGTGCGCGGCCAGATTGATTTTGAAAGCCAAGCGCATCTGCGCTTGAGCGATGAAGTAGCCGCTGCCGTTGCCCGTATCTACCCGTCCGACATGTCAAGTCGGTCGGATTGGCCGGACACGTTCAATGAAGATGGGCTGATATACTTTGGGAGCCTTGGTGGCTATGAGCGGGCGGCTGGTGCCCTGCGTGAGGGGCGGACGCCTGACTGGACGCGCCGCGTAAAGGCAGCCGAGCGAAAAACGGGCGAGGAAGCGTACCGAAACTGGTACATGTCGCTTCTCGACCGCATATGGCGCGATCCATACATCGAGATGGGGCGGCGCAAGGTGCCCTATAGCCTCAGCGCCGTAGTTGACGCAATGCTTGCGAACTCTGGAAAAGCCAAGGAGGAGTCCGCGACGTACGGGCCCGGCAAAGTCCGAGCAGCGGTGGCACGTGAGTTTGGATCCATTCAGGATATTCGCGCCGCAGCTTCGCGCCTGACCAATTCATTTAGTGAGTACGAAGAGACGGTTCAGAAGCCGCTGATGGATGCGTACCACGAAGCGGTCCTCCCTGCATATAAGTGGGACAGCACGTTTGACGCGCTAGATGGGTCGATGAAGGCGCTGGCTAGTTCAGTGTCTCGCGGGAAAGTTGTTCCGGCGAAACTTCGCCGAGCACTTCGGCGAAACGATTTTGCAGGCGATATCGAGCGCGGTGTCGAGGCGGGCGTTCGCCTTGGTGAAGCCATTCTTGCCGCACCGTCTGAATACTTTGAGGCAAAGCCGCAAAGGGCCGTTGCTATTTCAGAGTTCAAGGCAGCCCTCGTCCCAAAAGGCGACGCAGCTTCTATTGCCATACTTGAGCGAGCAGGTGTTCCCGTAACCGCCTATAGTGGAACGGAGGCGAGAGCGAACGCGCTCGAAAAGGCTGCCCGCAAGAGCAAGCGCAGTGGAGACGACATCCGCTTCGCCACCTCCCCGACCATCGAAGTAGACGGCACGGAGCGCCCGCGCCTGAACTCGGAAGGCAGGCCCATTGCAGGAACGGACGAAGCGCTGAGGGCGTTCTACAGGTGGTTTGGCGAGAGCAAGGTCGTGGACGAGCAGGGCAGGCCGTTGGTGGTTTACCACGGGACGACGGGAGAGTTCTATGCTTTCTCTAAGTCGATGCGCGGAGCGATCACCAAGGCGGAAAGCGCAAAGGAAGGATTCTTCTTCATTGATCGGGCTGATGTTGCTGGAGAATATGCGGAAGCCTTTGGGAGCCGAGATGCGCGCGAAGCGCAACGGGCTGTCGAAGAGACGGAGGCGAAGGCGCGCCAGACGGGCAAGGCGAGCGATTGGGATGCAAATGCTGCCGCCGTCGAGGAGTATGAGCGCATCGAGCTAGAAGAAGAGCCGAAGCGGAAGACACCTCTCGGTTCAAACATTCTTCCCGTATACCTTTCGATCCAAGACCCGAGATCCTTCAACTTCAAAGGGGAGATGTGGGACGAAGGCCGCTTGCATTCAGAGCTGAAAGCGGCGCAGTCCGCAGGCCGTGACGGGCAGGTGTTCGAGAATGTGCATGACGATCCAGTGGAAGACCGAATCGGCACGGTTTACGTCGCCTTCTCTCCGACCCAGATCAAATCCGCCACGGGAAACCAGGGCACGTTCTCCCCCTCAGACCCAGACATCCGTAGGGCCACGGCACCCCAAGAGGGTGACCTAGCGGACGTTGCGCAAGAGGGCGAGGACTCGATGCGCTCGATTCAGTTTGATCGCCTAAGCCGCTTCGATCAGGCTCGCCGTGCGTTCCAGGATTTCTTCTTGCCCGTGCGCCAACTCCAAAAAGCCCTTGAGGAAGAGGCGGGCGCGGAGATGCCGGACGAGATGAACGTGAGCCGAGCCCAGCGGCTTTACTACGGCAAGCTCGACGAGGCGCTAAACGCAAACCGCGAGAAGGTTGAGAAGGAGCTTTCGAGCATCCTGGGCAAAGACATCACCCTGGAGGAAGCCCACGACTATGCCCTAGCGAAGCACGCGCCCGAGGCGAACGCCTACATCTACAAGCAGGGAGTCGAGGCGCAAAAGGCGCACGACGCGCTTGAGGCGTGGAAGGAAGCCAAGCGCAAGTGGGATGCGTACAACAAAGACGTGGCCGATGGTATCGCGGTTCGCCGTGAACGTCCATCAAAGCCCGGTCGCAAGCCTGCGGCACCCGACGCGGACTGGATGCGCAAGAAGAAGGGTGGCGGTCAAGAGGCGATCCTTTGGCATCCCGAGTCAAACCCGGCCTCTAGCGTGCGCTCAAGCGTCGCTACCAAACTCGTGCGCGATCTTGAGTCTGGTCCGTTGGCGGATCGCTACAAGCGCTTAGATGCGTTCCTACGCCGTCAGTCCCGCAAGCGCATCAAGATCCTGCGGGAGTCGGGCGAGATGAGCCCGGCCCTTGAAGAAGCCATCGCCAAGACGGGCTTCAAGCATTACGTCCCACTCGTCCACGAGATGAAGCGGCGCGGCAAGCCCAAGATGGGGATGGCCAAGGGCTTCCAGTCCACGGGTCCAGGGATCAAGCGGCGTGGCGGGCGGAAGTCTGCGCCGGACAACGTGGTCCTGAACACGGTGCGAGCCGTTGAGGACGCGATCTTCAAGGCGGAGAAGAAGCGCGTGGTGGACACGCTGCGCAAGCTGATCGAAGCCTTCCCCGACAAGAACTTCTGGAACATCTACGATGTGCCCGTCAAGGTCAAGATGGACCAAGATGGCATCATGCGCGAGCATTGGGAGATGCGCGAGGATTGGCGCGAGGACGCGATTCAGTTCTACGATGGCGAGGGCAAGGGGCGAAAGGCCAAGGTCATCGTCTTCAACGACAAGGCCCAGGCCCTATCCCGCGCATTCAAGGGCGGCAACGTCGAGGAGTCGGGCGCGATCATGAAGGCGATGCGCGCCTACGTTCGGTATCAGTCCGCGATCAACACGAGCTTGAACCTTGAGTTCGTCTTCACCAACTTCGTGAAGGACTTGCAGACTGCCGGGCTTGTGCTTGGTGAAGGCCAGGGCTGGAAGGCCGCAAAGGACATCTCGAAGCGGGCCCCGTCTGCCGTGCGCGGCATCTACCGTTCGCAGCGCGGGAAGGACAGCGAGTGGACCCCGTGGTGGGATCGGTTGCGCGCGGCTGGCGGGAAGACGGGATACTTCCACGCGCGCGGGGTCGAAGAGATCCAGGCGGACATGGAGAAGGCCATCCGAAAGGCGATGGACAGCCCCGAAGGTCTGCGGAAGGGGATTGACTACGCCGCCAAGGTGCTGGAGTTCATCACCGAGTTGAACGAGGCCGTTGAGAACGGCGTGCGCTTGTCCGCGTTCCGGTACGCCGTTGAGGAGCTTGGCATGAGCGACACCCAGGCTGCCGAGCTTGCGAAGACGCTCACCATCGACTTCAACACGCGGGGTGAACAGCGCTGGCTTTCGGGTATGTACATGTTCGCAAACGCGGGCATCCAGGGCACCGCTCGCATGATGGCATCCACCGTCACGACAAAGCGCGGGCGCAAGATCGCCGCCTCGATCATGCTCTTTGCCGCGATGCTCGACCAGCTCAACTACTGGCTCTCCGGCGACGACGACGACGGGCGCAGTCGGTGGGACGCGAATCCCGAGCACGAAAAGGATCGGTACTTGCAGATCTATACGGGCATGGGAGAAAGCGGGTACCTCTCCGTCCCGATGCCTTACGGCTACTCGTTCTTTGCCACGGCAGGGCGCACGATGTCGGCGATGGCCCGAACGTCGGCGGGGCGCGGCGAGACGGGCGCGCTCGAAGGGTTCGCCAACATGGCATCGTCGGCGATGTCGAGCTTTTCCCCGGTAGGCGATGCCCACGATGTTTCTTACCAGTCGGCCCTCCGGCTACTCTCGCCGACGATCACAGACCCGCTTGTCGAGCTGGCCGTCAACCAGGACTGGAAGGGCTCCAAGATCTATTCGGGAGCCTCGGACTTCGACCGCACGCCTGGCCCGCGCTCCGAATCGGGCCGCGACTACACGGCTGATGTTTGGAAGGACGCTGCGCGCCTGATGAACTCCGCGACTGGGGGCGACAAGTTCTCGTCAGGCGGCGTTGACATACACCCTGAAACCTTGCGCTACATCTTCGGGGTCGGCCTGGGGGGTACCGCGCGGGTGTTCAACAACGCGCTCGACGCGGGCTCCCTCGCAACCAAGGGCGACATGTCCGCCGCCGCCGCGCGCGCCCCGTTCGTCCGGCACCTGTTCCGAGAGGAGAGCGCGCGAAAGGGCTACTACGACTACTACGCGAACAGCCAAGATGTGCTGGTGCAGGCCGATCTCTACGAAAACTACCTCGCCTCTGAGGAGCCCGGGCACGACCTGAAGGCCGCAGAACTCTACGCGGAGGTCGGCCCGGTAATCGACCTTGCTGGCGAAGTCAAGCTCTTGGAGAAGATTCGCAAGCAGATGCAAAAAGAAATCGCCGCGACGACTGACGACGATGAGCGTGCGCGGCTTGAAGTCGAGTTGTATGCTGAGATCCGCGCCTTCAACCGCACGTTCCAGGAAGCCAAGTCCGACCAATGACACATAAAACACAAGCAGACGAAGGGCCCGAGCCAGAGCCGCGCCGGTTCACGACGGACTCAATCCTCCCCGGCGTTCAAGTCGGCCTGCTCCTGCTCGTCGTCCCTCTCGTCGGGTGGATGTCCTCGATGCAGCTCAAGCCCCTCCAGATGGGAATCGACGGGGTGACCGAAGACGTGAGCGACTTGCGCGACGACCTTCGCAGCATGGACAAGCGCATCGACGACCTCGCAGGCCGCCCGCCAAACGAGACGGTAATGACCCACATCCAGGCAATCCTGAAGCGCCTTGACCGCCTGGAGGAGCGCCCCTAGAACCATGAGGGCTCGCGCCGAAATCCTTCAAATCGCCACGCTCATCGTACTCGTGGTGATCGTCATCCTCCTCCTCCAAGTCTCTAGCAGGCAAAAAGCAATGGAACCATCTGTCGAGTTCACAGGGCAATCAATCGGAAAGAAGCTCTCCAATGGTGCGACGGCGAAAGTCGACCGCATGGTGGGAGAGAGCGCAGAGGATTTCAAGGAGCGTCTCAAGGAGGCCATTGAGATCGCGGAGGCCCAAGAGTAGTGCCAGAAGTCCCCCTTTATTACGAATGGAAAAGCGGCGGCGAGACATACTTCGTGGAGACCGGGCGCAACTCCGGTGAAAGCGAAGCGTCTTGGCGGCAGCGCCATAACTCGATGATCGCGTCCATGCAAATCGACTTCCCCCCGGACCCGTGATGAACAAGAACAAGCGCGGCCCCCGCAACAAAACGATCTTCGGCACGCTCGGCACCGTCGCCCTCGCTGGCGCGGGGCTTGCCCAGGCAGAGTTCGTCCCGGCGTGGATGCGCTTGGTTGGCGCGGTCTGCACGATCTTGGCCATCGGCCTCTCTGCCTGGATCGGCATCCCCCGGCTCAAGCGGTGGCTTGACGAGATCCCTGAGCGTGATGCGTAGGCTTGCCGCTCTAGCGCTCTGCCTCCTCGCCTCATGCACGATGCTCAAGGGTGTCTACAGCGTGAGCGAGAGGGCGCTTCCGGCTGCGAGCGGGGCAACCATTGGCGTGATGGTCTTCGGCCCCATCGGCGCATTCTTCGGAGGGCTTATCGGCAGCGCGGTGGCTCAAGCCGTGGATGGGCAAGTCGAGCGCGAGAAGAAAGACAACCTCTTCGAGAAGATCACGACGGGGAACGCGAACGGCAACCCGGTCGGCCTGCTCGACCAGCTCACCTATTTCGTGAATCAGTTCCTGGTGTGGCTCATCGGCTACACCGTCTTGGTCTGGCTCTTCCCGAGCCCGGCGAGGCGCATCAAGAACGGCATCCTCGCGGTGTTCAAAAAGAAAGACCCGCCCAAGCCCCTGGCCGGGAAACTTGAGCGGGCCGAGCCTCGACCACCGGAGGAGTAGGCGGGAGGCTCTAGCTAGAGACGTGCGGAGTGCTCAACACGTCTGCCAGCATTTCGAGAGCCCACGGCTTTTGCTTCTTGATCCAGAGCATGGTGCCAACGGCCCGCGCCGCGCCCTGGCAGCGTTTGTTGCAGTGGGACTTCATCGGTGCCCGCCGCCAACGCCCATCGACCTTGACGACATCGGGGAGGATCTTACCGCACTCGGGGTTCTGACAGACCCCGTGGTCACGGATGGGGATCTCGGCGAGCGTTAGCCCGCGTCTCTTCTTGCGCCGCTTCAAAACGGGGAGTTGTCAAAGTTGCCCTGGTCGTGCGCGGGCGCGCTCCAGCTATCCGGCCCGTAGTCGTCCTCTGCGCCGCCCTGAGAAGACTTCTCCTTCTTCTCGGCTCCATTCACGAACTCGAAGGAATCGGCCACTACAAAGAGCTTGGAGCGCTTTGCGCCCGACTGCTTGTCGTCCCACTGGTCGAGGCGCAGCTTGCCTTCGATGAACGCTGCCGACCCGGACTTGTGATAGGCCGCGAACGCCTCGCCTCGCTTGCCGAAGATCGTCACGTCAACGAACGTGGCCCGGTCCTGCCAATCACCGTCGCTGCCCTTGAACCGCTCATTGACGGCGATGGACAAGCCGCAGATCGCCATGCCGCCTTGGGTGAAGCGCACCTCGGGATCGCGGGTCAGCCGACCCATGAGGATCACCTTGTTGAAGCTGCTCATTTCTGACCTCCTGTTTCAATGGCTCCACGCAGCGCCTCTTTGGCCAGCTCGTAAAGCTCTGGGACTTCGGTTTTGACGGCCTGGCTGTTTGCGAGCGCGGGCACAACGTGGATCGCTGCAAGGGAGCGAGTGCTTGGGGTGAACGCGCACGCGATGGCAACCAAGATCAGGGCCATTGTCGTAAGCGTGGCCACGCGCGGCATTCCGCCCTGAGCGTCATTGAACTCCATCCGCGAGAAGACTATCGCCCAGCACCAGGCAGCAGAAAGCCCAATCACAACGCTCGCCCCGATAAACAGGGCCTTGAAGGAGTCCGCCTGCATGACCCAGTAAACATCCGAGGAGGTGATTTCTGCGATGAAGCTGCTCACGCTGCACCCCCGAGCTTCAAGAGCCCGACGGCAAGCGCGGCAGCTCCGATCAGGAGCAGGAGGACGGTGGTGGTGGGGTTGCGTTTCTTCATAGGGTGTCGAGGTAAGAGAGCGGCTTGATCCACTCAGGGTTAGGGTGGTCGTGGACGTAGGAGTGGCACGCGAAGCAGAGGCCCACGCCGTTGCCGGGGTGGTGAGCGCTCTTGTGGCCCACGGCTTTTGACTTGCGAACAAGGTGATGCGCCTCGGTGGACTTGCGCTCAGAGCAGCGGACGCACACGGGATCGCGCTTGAGGACCGCCGCCGAGAAAGCCTTGATCGCGCCAAGCTCGCGCTCCTTGCGCTTGCCCACCCGCTTCATCCGTGAGCGTGGGAGCGTGGACTTGCCGGGCTTGAGCTTCGTCTTGCGTTGGAGGGGGGTGCGCTTCATCGGAGCCAATACGCGATCCGGTCCGCGCCCTCCTGACCCCAGAACTTGGCGAGGTCTCGGATCCACTGCTCCCGGCGCTCATGGTGCCGCTTGGACTTCCACGCTTGACGCGGCGATGGCGCAGAGATGAGTCCAGCCTTGATGCCGTAGAAGCGCGTCCCGTCCGGGATCGGTATGCGCGAGAGGGCGAGAAAGAGTCCGTTGCCCCCCGCTCGGTATGACGACCGTGCCAACCAGGCGCGGCATCGCAGCGCTTCGCTCATTGCCATCCGTGGAGAGTCGTCCGTGTATAACTCTGAACGCTTCACGCTTCGACAAACTCCGCATAGCTGACCCACCCCTCGCGGTCTTCTAGGTCGCCAACGTGGGTTAGGCCAAAGACGGGAGTGGGGCGTTCGCCGTCGGGGTCCGGGACCATGATTCGATCAAGTGGGGTTCCGCTGGCACGGAGCCGCTTGGCCCCCGCGAAGTCAGTCCAGTAGAAGACTCCGGGATGGGCCGCGTGCCACCGGGCGGTGCGCTCCCGCAAGTCCCTGAACTCGGCGAACGCCTCGAATGCCTGGGCAATCGCCGGAGGTGCCACGCTCTTGAGCCACTGTTCTGGTGTGGGGTAGATCACGCTTCGACAAACTCCAACCGAAAGCCAACGTCCTTGCGCGGGCACTTCTCCTGCTCGACCTTGAGCGAGAGGATCACCTTGGGGCCGTCGTCGGAGAGCCACCCAAGGCGCTGCATTACGTCGAGCGGGATCTTGCCGACTGCCGCGCAGTTGTCCCAGTCCATGTCCAGAGAGGCGAACACGGTGAGCGTGGCGCGGCTTGGCTGCGGGATCTCCACCGTCGCTCCGTACTTGGACCGCAAGAGCATCTGCCATCGGTCGCGGAGCTTGGCGTAGTCCCGGTGGTGCATCCGCTTGAGCCTGTTCAGCCCAGGCGGACGCTCCCCCCGGTACTCGATCACCGCGCTACCCAAGGAAGCCTCCCGCTTCAAGCAGGATGAACACGCCGACGACGAATGGTATTCCAAGGATTGTCCCCAGTACGCAAATGATCGCGAAGTCGCATGCGAACCGTTTCCACGAGCCCCGGTCTGAGCGCTTCACTTCGCACCTCCCTCAAGCTCGGCGATCCGCAAGGGGAGCCCGGCGACGGTGAGCATCAAGACCCTTTCCCGGTCCCTCTCCACGACGGAAACCATGTGACCCATAGCAAGCGCAGCGGGCTCAAGGGCCACGCCGTCTTCAGCCTGAATCTTGGCGAACGTGCGTAGCGTGCAGGTGGATACGGATCGAGCGGCCTGTGCAGCCTGTTCCACACTATCGATGGAGGAGACCATTACCGATACCCATCCCACTCATCGACAAAGCCCGCGTCAACACCGTCGATCTCCACGCGCACCTTGGCGTTGAGGCTGGTGACGTTCCGGATCCAGATCGCGTCCGAGCAGCCCTTGTAGCGCAGCACAGCGCCTTGCCCCTCGGGCACGTCGATCACGCCGTCAATGAGGGCCACCCCGCTCATGCCCTGGAGGCTCGCCGCCTCTTGCAGCGACTTGCCGGAGCGCCACACGAAGCGAGCTGCACGAAGGTCGCGCTCGAACGGGTCGTCGAGGCCGCGATAGCCCTGCGCCATGAGGAAGCCGCGAGACACGGGCTGCACGCGGTCGTCAATGAGGATGTCCTCCATGTAGACACTGTTGCGCGAACGGAAGAAGCTAAAGTCGAAGCTCTCTCGGTCGCCCTCTTCCTTCGCGCCGTCCAGCACAGCGACTCGGTTGATAAGGATGTCGCCACCGGGCACGAAGTCGGCATCGGGGTTCGGCGTTTCGAGCAGGAACTTGGGTTGGAAGTTGTCCGAGAACTTGTCGCGCTGCACGAACTGGACGGACTGGCTGCCGATGTTGCGGTAGAGCACGTCCGAGATTTGAACCGCCGGGCCGCTCCCGCCTCCGCAAAGGGACAGGTAGTTGCCATGTTCCTTCCGCACGTCCCGGATGATCGACTTCGACAGCTTGAAGCCCGAGCGAATCCCGTGAAGGCGCATGGCCCAGCGGCACACGTTCACCCACTCGCAATGCTCGAAGGTCAGCGAGTCGATGTGTCCGTATGACCCTCCGGATCCATGAACGACCATGTGCCCCGCCGTCTCAAAGTTCGGGTTGGTGTAGCTCCCGTCCCACAGCTTGCGGACGTGCGCCTCCCCATCCGCGACCCTCCAGTCTTGCGGCCACCCGTTTCCGTAGTCCGCAACAGCCGCCATCTTGGTCAGCTCGCCCATCTCTGCGCGAAGCCCCTCCTCGGTCGGCACCGCGTTCATCACGAAGCCGATGATCCCGTTGTGGTCGAGGTCGGGCGTGGGCGGGATCACGACGGGCGGCTCGATCACCGGAGGTTCAACGACGACGGGCGGCGCTTCGTCCTTCGGGATGCGGCGGTGTAGCTCCTGGACGATCTTGCCGACACGCGATTGCGCTGCGTCAACGCGCCCGCTTTCGGCGACGGCTTCAAAGACAAGCTCGTCCGGGGTCAGGTTCGTGAGGTCTTTCATGGTGTGGTCGTGTGGCGCTTGCCGCGCTTGGTGAGTCGGTAGTTTCGGGTGCAGTGCTTCACGCCTGCCGTCACAAGCCCTTCACGGGCAAGTACGGACAAGCGCTCATGGATCGTGGACTTGGCCACGCCGAGGCGTTCACCCAGCGTAGCAAGTGTGGGCGGTGTACCTCGAAGGGTCGCGTCTTGGAGCGCTTGCAGGAGTTCCGCCTGCTTCTTGGTCGGTGTGTGTGTCATTTGGTTTCTGGCTCCATCGGTCGCCACTCGGTCAGCTCCCGCACGCGCTCCCGAAGGGCGATCACCTCCTTGGCCACCCAGTCGCCTTGGTCCGCACGCCTGTGCAGCTCTCCTTTCTTGGGGCCCGTCAGTGGACGGGGAGATTCGTAAGCCTTCAGGCGCGCAAGGGCCGCGTCTCGCTCGGCGATCACGGCGCACATGGAGCAGTGCATGGTCGTCTCGCCCTCGATGCACGCGACCGGGTGGCCGCACGGCTGCTTCGCGTCTCGCTCGGCTTCGAGGACGATGACCCGCTGGTGGAGATTAGAGAGCATGGCTTTCACCGCCTCCGGGTCGATTGCCAGCGGTTCGCGCCGCGCAAGCGTTCGGCCCCTTCGCGCATCAGCAAGCGTGATCGCTTTGCCGCCGCGCCTCCGCACGTCGTTCGCCGCGTGCTCGTGGGCTACGACCACGGTTGCGCCGGATTTGATCGCGGCCTCGGTGTGCCCCACGCCTCGCGCGAGTCCAAAGATCCACTCATCACTCCCCACGGCTCACCTCCTCAATGGCTCCGTCTGGGAAAAGGTCCACCGTATTGACGCCGTCGCACGCTGGGCACTGCATATGCGGCGCGTTTTCGAGCGTCCACCCCAGCGCAAAGACGTGCCCACACTCTTCGCACTTCACTCGCTCACCTCCTGGGAGAGAGCGGCGCGGATCATGTCGCCGAGAGACGACCACTCCTGCTCGGGGCGCTGATCTGGAACAAGACAGTCAATGACCTCCCCATCACGGTCGTGCCGCAAAACCAGTCCAAGCAGTTTCCTGAGCCGCACGATCTCTGCCCGCATGGCGGGGGCGTCGAGGACTAGAGTCATGTCGGTCAAGTCCTGCTCCGTGAACGGATCCAGGCAGGCTTGGAGTACGCGATCGCGGGTGAGCGGTTCGGTGTGCCCCTCACTGAGCGAGAGGTCTACGGGTTGGGGTTGGTCAGTCATTGGGTTCACGGGGTTCGGGGTTGCGGGCTTCGGGAAGCTAGGCATCGGAGTCCTCCGGTGGGGTTTGCAGGTTTCGCAGGATCGACTCGGCAAGCTTTTTGACCTCTTGCGCTTTGTAGGCCGCGCGGTGGTGGCGCTCCTCCTCGGCGTGAAGTTCGGCGAGTTGCGCGTGCAGCTCTTTCAGGCGCGCTCCGGTGTCCTCGACGTACCGCTCCTTCCTCGCCTGCTTGAGCAAGGCATCGAACGGGTCCACTGCCCGCCTGCACATCCTGCACGTGACCGTGCGCATGGATACGTGAAGCATGAGATCTGCGTGTGGGCACCAGCTCTCTAGTCGCACCTCCGACTCGCCAAAGGTCGGCAAGAAGTCTGGGATCTCGTCACTCATCGTCGGAGTCCTCCGGGTTCAGCTCCACCTCTCCCGCCTCGATGGCGCGAGCGGCGCGCAGGAAGGCTTCGAGGATGCGGGTAGAGAGACCAGATGTTGTCAACGTGCCGCCGTCGAAGTCCACCCAAGCCTCGGCGGGCGAGCTAGCAGTCCGGGCATTCAGCCACATCGGAGCCCCGTGCCGCCGTTCGAGGTGAAACCGCCACCCGTCGGCGCACCGCTGCCGATGCACCTCCACGCCCTCTGGCATCCCGAAGGCTGCCCAGTCGATTGGGTCAGACATTGCCCGGACCAAGAAGGAGTTGCGGCGGACGCCCCGTTTCGATGGCCTTCGCCATTTGCGGCTCTATGAACTCGGCGATGGTTCGGTTCGTTCCCGGCACGACGGTCCACGCCATAAACTCAAGCTCAATCGTGGAGATGCCGCACTCGACGGCTTCCAACTTCGCCTTGATCACCAAGAGCAGAGCGCGCCATCGAGCGCGGTTCGCTTGTTCCCATGCAGCGTGCGCCTGCTTGTCTGAGCGCACGCGCCCGGTCTCGGTGCGCGTGAACTCTTTGTCGCTGCGGGAGGGGAGCGCGATATCGAAACGGATGTGGCGATCGTTGAACACGAACCCCACGACGGCGGTGTCACCGTCCCAGCCAGAAACAAACTGGCTCGCGCCGTAGCGCTGGAGCAAGTCCTCGATCTCGCCCTTCGACTTCGCAACCGAAACGCTCGTATTTGCGGCGTACCTACTCATTGCCCGGCTCCTGCGCTTCGGGGGAGAGCGCGGCCTTCACGGCCTCGGATGCTGACGCGACCGCGCCGTATACCGGACCGTCGCAATAGCCCCGGTGCCACACAAGGTCGAGCACGCGATCCGCCTCTCGCAAAGCCTCCCTCGCCGCGTCCCGCTCCCGCGTCACCGCATCCAGGGTGGCGAGGGTGGCGCGGAGGTCGGCGAGCGTCATGCCGCCCATCCAGGCGATGTCGGGATCACACTCGCTCAGGTAGGACAGCGTAGCCCGCACCCGATCAAGCGCTCCTTCTCGTTTCTCGTCACTCATGGCTCGTATCTCCCAGCGCTCGCAGCGCCTCATGTATGTGGTGTCTTGCGTGGTCCTCGGCGGCAAGTTGGGCTTCGACGAGGGTGTCGTATGCGCGCCCATCGAATGCGAATCTGCCGCTCCCGGTTAGCCACACGACGAATTGACCCCCTAACGGAAGATCAAGCCGCCACCAGCTTGGAGCGCCCCGCTCCCACCGCTCGCTCGGCTCCCGGCTACCCACGGGGAGCCTCCAGGGCTTCGACCTCTTGGATCAGTGCCCGGCACTGCGCCTCGTTGAAGAGAGCTATGTGCGCCTCGTACTTCTTGAGCCCGAGCGCCCTTCGCATCCATCGGTAAGCTCCACTTCGCGTGGTACGGCCCTCGCGCCAGAGTTGGTCGAAAGCAACGTGCGCGCCACTTCGCGCGCGCCGCAAAGCGGCGTTGGCCACTGTGCCCAATGGGATCAATGTCCCCTTGTGCGTTCCCACCCAGGCTTTGCAGGGCAGGCACGCATAGAACCGAAGATCCGCGTAGCGACCCGGTCCGTAAATGACCTCGCCGCTCACGATCGAAAGCCCTTTCTCGCAGTATTGGCATTTGCCCAAGTCCTTGCGCCGCATCACGCTCCCTCCTTCGGCCCACGGGGAGCCTCCACGGCCTTCTCGGCGGACTCGATGGCGGCGGACAGTCCCACTCGAACGGCCTCAAGCGCACCCTCTTCGCGCACGTCTCTAGGCCCCAGCGTCGGCGACAGCAGGTGGTCCATGTCGTGCAGGGCCACTCGCGCCGCCTCAAACAACTCGTCGAAGGCGGCGGCTTTGCGGGACTCGGACCCGGCAAGCGGTGGGCTTCCCGCGTATTCGCACGGCCACGGAACACCGCAAACGACGCAGTACCCGTGCAGTTTACCGTTCGCTGGATCGTGCTCAGTGCCGCAACATGCTCGATGTGCTGTCAGTTGCGCGACGCGCTCCAAAAGTTTGTGATCGTCCATCACTCCCCCTCCTGCTTGCCGCGCTCAGCTAGGGCGGTGAAGCGATTCTCAGACTCTCCCACATCACATCCACCATTGTGGCCGTGGCCCCACGGCGCATCACAAAACATGCACCAGTCGTGAATGCCGTCCGGCGTGCCGTCCATGTGAAAGATTTCGAGCGTGTCTCGCCAGCCCGCTTCCAGCGCTTCCACCTTGGCCTTGAGTTCGGCGATCTCGGCGTTGGCTAGGTCGTTGAGGTGGCCCATCAGCGAACCCTCGCTTGGTAAACATGGGCATAACGCCCGGCCCGTGTCTTGCGCTGCGCTTCCAGCTTCACCACGCTTCCCGCCTCTTGCAGCTCAAGCAAGCGCGGGCGGATGGAGTCGCCGGAAATCCCGGTGAGCGCGTTGATCTCGTCAGCCGTCAAGCCCTTCGACCTGCGCTTGAGTGCGGTGAAGACGATGGATCGGTGGCTCTTGGCCTTGCACGCCTTGGCGGCGGCGAGGCTGGTGGTGTCGTTGCTGAATCGGAGCTTGCGCATTACTTGGCCTCCGGCATCGCGGTGCGCGAAACGTATAGTTCCCCCTCTCCACCCTTCTTGCTGCGCACACTAAATCGGCACATGCGCGGCAGGATAGTTGGGATGTAGCGCGTCTGTGGGAGCTGAATCCCCATCTCTTGAAGCTTTTCAAGCAGAACGGGGCGAGTCATGACTCGGGCCTTGTCTAAGATCCTCTTCGCGTTGAGGTGCCGCAGAAAGACAGTTTTGGTCAACCCCGCAAACATCCGCATCTCCTCCTCCGTCGCGTCAGAAATGGGCACCACTCGCGGCGGCTCGGGCTCATCCTCGTCTCCATTTATGAGTGCCACCACTTCGGCAACGGTGCGGGTTGACAGATATACAATCTCGCCCATTTTCGGGCTCTTTGCCGGGAGCCTCTGCGTGAGGCACACAATCGCGGTTCCGTCCCCCGCATCCTGAACGGCGACAACGTGGTCTGGATTCAGCCACTCGCCTGGGGCGATCTCGATTAAGCGTTTCATCTTTTCTCCTGGGTAGTTGTTGGTCCGCCGAAGCGGTGAGTGAAGTCTAGGGCTATCCCGAACAGGAGTCTAGTCCGTTTTCGGGTTTTTCGGATCTTCTTCTTCGCCCGGCCATGTCCCCGTTCGCACAAACTCGACGCTGCGCTTGGCTGGGAAGTAGTTCTGCATGAGCCCGTCGCCGGGTCGCCGCCTCCGCAGGTATCCCATGAGCGTCAGCCTCGCGACCATCCGATGCACGGTGGCAAGGGGGATGCCGCAACGGTCGGAGATGTCGCGGAACTTCGGGAGGTCTCCGCCCTCCTCCTCGCAGAGCTGGACGAGGGCGATCAGAACCGGGTGCATGTCCACGGGAGGCGGCTGGTTGGCGTGGTAGCGGGGCTCACAGAGTTCGACCAGCGCGGCGGTGGCCTGCCTTCGGGTCACGCCCTTGGAGCCGTCACGGATGATCCGCTTGAGCAGCTTTTCGGTGCGCGGGTACTCGGTCACGGCTTGGACTCCAGGCGAAGCTCATCTCGCTGCCGCTGGATCTCCGCCTTGACGGCATCGAAGACGTACCTCCGCCTGTGGAGTGCGATCTCTAGCGCCTTCCTGAACGCATCGTCAACGCCCATGCCGCTCGCGACAAGGGTAGGGACTACGCGGTCTTGAACTTCAAAGCACCGCTCCAAATCACGGCGGCACAGGAAGCACGGCCCGTCGCCGTTGTACATGTCATGCGACCCACACCACGGGCACTCGGTTGGCTCCGGCTTTGGCGGAATGGCGGGCTCGACTTCCTTGCGCTTCTTCTTTCCAAACATGGGTTTCTACTCCGGTGCGCTTCCAAGGCGCTTTGATTGTGCGAGGTTGGACCCAAGGCTAAACATGGGCGACTCCTCGCGGGTTGCGGGTGTTCCAAGTGCGGCGCTAAACGATGCGCCATTGGGCAAGCCAAGCCCCTTGGATTCTCCTGGGTTCCACGGCGGGGTGCCGCGATACGTCATGCGCTTCTTGGCGAAGGCGTAGACGCGATGCTCGTAGCAAGCCTGCTCCCAAAGCTGCCGATGGGTCACGGTGACCGGACCCTCAAGCGCCTCGTCGAAGTAAGCCCGGCCCATGCGGTTGATCAGCAGGTCGAGCCCTTCGATGGGGTCGTTCGCTTTGACTCGCGTGATCGCCCGTTCAAGCGGCATGTACGGGGTTCGGTCGCGCACCCACCCGTCGCAGATCTCGCGGCGAAGCTGGCCTGGATAGGGCCGGAAGCCGCCATCCTTGTGCTGCTCGCGCCACTCCCACGCCGCTTCGAGCAAGACAATCGGGTCACCCTCCATCGCGGAACGCAGCCAATCCTCTTTCTCGGAGCCCTCGAACGGCTGCTTTGGGTATCGCCGGTCAAGAACCTGGGCGACAAGGGCGGCGAGTGCTGGTTTGTGATCCGTCATAGCTCAGAAAGGGGTCTGGGGAAAGTCGATGGTGGCACCGTTTCGCGGCCGATCCGGCGGCGCATCGCTGCGCCTGCCCGTCTTCCAGTCGTAATCGTGCATGTGCCAGTCGTTGTCGGCCCGCGCCATCTCGAACGCCTCCTCGTCTTCCAGGAGGATGTTCCCCGTCAAGGCCCGGTAGCGATCCGCGATGTTCCGGCGCGCCGTGCGGGCTTCCACGTCCTTGAGGGCTGGCCCTCGGTAGTAGCCTCCCCGTGAAGGCCCCTGGCTGCTCGCCTGCTGCGCGTTCGCGTCGAAAGAGTCCTCGAACACGATTCGTGACCAGGGCTTCTTAGAGGCCCGCAGGCAGAGCTTGCGGCCAGCGTCCTCGCCGAGCTTCAAGACCTGTTGGGCCTCGTCCAGCCAAAGTTCCGTGCTCCAGACCTTGAACTTGGCGGACTTTCGAGCCCGCATGTAGACCCCGAGGGCTTCGGGTAGCCATGTGGGAGCGTCGAGCTGCTTGCACGCCTCCAGCATGTTGGCCTCCCGGTTGGCTCGTTTGGGGCGGCGCGTCTGCTCCGCTTGCGGAGCGCCTGCACTACCGCTAGGTAGTGTCTGACTTGACTTGATTTGAATTGAATTACAGTGCGATGCAGGTGCGTCGGTCGTGCGTTGCACATGCGCCGCATCAGCGTCCTCTTGCGCCGCATGGCCGTGATGCCGCTTCCAGGCCGCGTAAACGTGTTTGTTGCGTCCATCGACGGACTCCATGCGGACGAACTCCTGCTTTGGGTTTCGCAGTTTGCCGTCTTCGCTAAGTGTCCAAGCGGTAGATAGCGGTGCCGTCCAGTGCTCGCGGAACTCGTCCAAGTCGAGCCCGGCGATCATGGCAAGGTTCTCCTCGTCGGGGTCAAGGCCCTCGTCGATCCAAGACTGGCAAAGCATCAAAGTGAAGATGCCCACTTGTGCGACGGACATGCGGCGCACGCGAGGGTTGACGAACTCCCTCGCATAGAGAGGCATGTATGGGAGTTTGATGATGTCGAACGGCTTGGGCGTGAATTTGGCAGTCATAGCGCCACCCCGCGAGCAACGATTGCGCGAACAGGCACAAGCGCGGTCTGCGGGTCCGCATCGCCCGGCTCGTATGGGTCTGACAGGCGCGCGTCTTCGTCCTCCAAGTCAACGATGAGCAGTTCGCCTTCCCTGAACCCATAGGCAATGGCGACGCGGCAGCCGGAGACCGTTGCGAAAGTGAGCCGTCGGTCAGAGATGTTTCGGCGCAGCCCCAGGCGGTTCGCGGGAAAGACCTCGATCAGAGCGGAAAGGTCAGGGACGATTTCAAAGCGCAGGGAGCTGCGCGACGTGTTAGACTCGGCCATGCCGATGCCTCCTTGGTCTGTAAGGTGGTTTTGGAAGTGGGGCCTCGAAGGAACACAGCACCTTCGGGGCTCCGCCATTGTGGGGCAAACGTGTTGCAGGCGCAAGGCGCTGGCCCTAGAATGCCGTCGTTGCCCTTCATGACTCCTGGGGCGGCTAGTTGTTGGGGCGCGTCCGCTGGTGAAGACTGGCGGACGCGCCTTTTTTCATGGCCTAGCTTGCGCTGCTGCGGCGCGCCCGCTCGGCGATCTTTGCCGCCATCTCAGCCGAGTACCGCCGTTGCCGTTCGAGCGGGCTTCGCGCCTTTGGGGGCTCGCCTCTCTCTCGCTCTGCCCTCAGCGCGTCCTTGCAGCGCGAGCATCGGTCCTTGCTCCTCAAGCCACCGGAGAACTTGTATCGGTGGATGGTTGGGCAGGTGACCGCACTGACCCCGCACCTCGCCCGTGGGTTGTGCTTGTCGGGGTAGTCCTGTGCGCAGTGGATGAGCTTGGCGCGTGTCGGGAGGCTCACGCCGGGTCCTCCGCTTTCGCCTTGGTGTCAAACAGCTCGTCACGTTCCCAGGGCGCTCCCTCGTAGCCGTCCCCTTCTGGATCCTCTCCGCGCATGATGGCCACGTCTGGGGCTTCGGGCTCGGCAACCTCGGCCTCGTCCATGTCGGGCTTGACTTCGGGCTTCTTGTCCTTGTTCATCGCGGCCTCTAGGCGGGCAATGGTGGATGGCTCGGGGCGGACTTCGCGGGCATCGGCATAGTGCATGTCCTCGATCTCTTCGAGGGACAGCATCCCCATCGCCGTCTCGGGGCATGTCGTGCGGATCAGGAACGCGGCGGAGCGGTAGCGGTACATCAGTTCGGGCATCTCGTTGTACTTCGGGTTCTTGGTCCACCCGGAAGCCTTCGCCATGTTCCAGTCAACGCTGATGCCCTCGACGACGGTCCCGTCCTTGAGCTTCGCCCACGCCGTAACCACGGCATCCTTGCCGCGACCCTCGGTCTTGTAGCGGATCGGCCCGTCGAAAACGCCGTGACGGTTGGCGAGCGCGATCAAGAACTTGGACGAGTATCCCGCCGTTCCGTGGACCACAAACATGTTGGCGAGTGCCGATTGCGGATCGCACCCGAGCGTTTCCGCTTGGCGCATGACGATCATGATGTCTGCGGGCTTTCCTCGAAACTGCTTAGGGCAGAGTTCGGACTCGGCGAGTTTTCGGGCAAGCGTAAAGCGGTCTTGTTTGCGGGCCTCGTAGACCTCGATGGATTCGTTATTCATGGTGTCGATTACTCCTTGATAAAGTTGCGGTTTTCGTCGTCTCGTTTGTAGTTGAGGAGCCCGCCAAAGCTGAACCCCTTGTGATAGCCGGGCCACTCGCCCGTGCGCGTGCATTTGGCCCAAAGCGTTGCGGCTTGCATGAACTCGCGCCGCCCCTGCTCCACGTCTCGGTCCTCGATGGGCATGACGCGGACGGCATTGATCCCTTCCTTCTCGACGATCACCAGGACGTACAGGTCAGCGGGAAGGCCACACGCCTGCACCACAGCCGGGTAGCACGCTGCGGCACGGTGATAGCCGTAGTCGGTGATTGCCTTGTTGACCATGTGGTCGGAAGCATCGCGCAGCGCCTTCAAGTCCCAGATGATGTTGCCGCCGTCGTAGAAGTCGGGACGGCAGCGGACGTAGCACGGGCCTTCTGGCGTGTCGATGCTCGCAAAGTAGGACGTTTGCGCCGCCCCGTTGAGGATGCCAAGGTTTTGGACGAGGGGGTCGTTGCGAACGATATCAGCCAAGCGCTGGGCCTCCGCGCGTTCCTCGCGTGTTAGAGACACGGCACCCGGGACAAGTTTGCGCTTGTGTTCGGCCCACAGTGCCTTTTCGACCTTGCTTCGCTTCGCGCAGTCAGGTGCGAGTGGGACAAGGCGGTCTGCGTTGTGCGGCTCGGTGAGGAAGATGTCCACCGCGCTACTGAACTGCATGTCAGCCGTTGGCTTGCGCTTCTCGTCGCGCACGTACTTCTTGTAATGCGCTGGCGTGGTGAGCAGGTCTTTGATGCCGCTCGCCGACAAGTGCGGGTGCGCGTGGTACTCCTCGATGGGCATATCTTCCACGATGCCCGTGAATGTTGGGTTCATATTTGACTCCTGGTAAAAGGTTGGGGAAAGCCCCGAGTGGTCTTTGAGTCTCCATGCACGCGGAATGGCCACTCGGGGCCCCCCAACCCATTCCGCGCGGGTTCTCTAGCTGTTGATGGCCACGCTCACCTCGGGAGCGGGATCGTTGTCCGCAGCTTGGATCGCCGCCTCATAGGCCGCGCTTTGGTTCGCGTCGAGGCGGATCGCGACAACGGTTTCAACGCCGCTGACGTAGGTGGTAACAAGGAGCTTGTAGCTGTTCATGGTTTGCTGTCCTGGTCCTTGAGGTCGTCGGGGTGAAGATAGCCGGGCTCGACGACCCCAGGGATTCGCCCGACTCCGAACAGTGTACCGACGACGACGGTGAACACGAGGGCCACAAGCGCGCCGATGATGGCGAGGGCGAACTTCATTCGGCACCTCCGCAGTACCCGCACCTGCCATAGCGGTCCTCGAACTCGTCGAGCAGGTACTCACTCCACTGCTTCGCGCTGTAGAACTTCGGATCGTCGAGGTCGTCGAGCGCTGCGAACCACTTCTGAACGCGGTGGTCGGTGAACTGGCATCGGCATTGGCTCCGCGCGAAGGTGCAGATCGTGCAGACTTCGTCGGCATCGCAGCAGAAGTCGCACTTCGGTTCGAGCAGGCCGGGGTCGTCGCCGCGCATCTCGCACAGGCGGTATTCGTTGAGGCTCATGCCTCCACCTCCCCGCAGTTGTGCGGAGCCGAGCGCAGGTGCGCCATGCCGATGTCGATGATGGACTGAACGCCCCAGATGGCAAGGTTGCGCTCGCCTTGAGTCGTGGCCGTCCGGATACGGCGAATGGCAATCCCAGCGTGACGTACGAGTGATGAGAGGGCTGGCTCGGATTCGAGGTCCCGGAAAGAGCGGAACTTTGACTCCCAGGCGCGGAGACCTTCGGAGTTCGTGCCGACCGCCGGGAACCCGTGAAGGAAAAGGTCCAGCTCGTCGAGCGCTTCGTAAAGTTGTTGGTACTTGTTCATGGCAAAGAGTTTGGTTAGGGGGTTCTGGGTAGCAATCCAAGGCCGTTCAAGCCTCGGTGTCCGGTTCAAGCAGGGCGAGAATGTCGGACACGCGCAGTTCTGCCAGGTCCTCGTTCACAGGGTCATGGATCGACGCAATCACATCCGCGCCTTTATGCCGTTTTGCAAACCAGTGCAGGAATGAGCGCACGCGCATCGAGGGGTCGTCCGCAAACCAGCAAGCGTCGTACTGCGTTGACATGATGCGATCAGCCTCGTCCACGTCTCCGATTTCGATCTTGGATCCGTTCGAGAGCGTGTAGAACTTGGGCTCCGGGTCGTCGATGATCGGGACGAACACGCCGGGGCAGTCGTCCTGCTTGCAGCGCTCCCCCATGAGGCTCGTGTAGTACATCTCGTCGCAGTGTGTACATGAGACGAACCAGACGATGGGCTCTTTGGCTTTGTTGGAGTCCACCAGCACGAACCCACCTCCGGAAAGCGGGCGGAGTTCCGCCCAGTCCTGTCCGGGCTCGGCCTTCTTCTGCCGTTCCAGCACCACACTTCGCGGCACTCCCTTGGAGTAGTCGGGCTGGGATTCGGGCTCCTCTCGCCCGCCCTCTGCGGCTGCGATAGCGGCCTTGAGCGAGTCAAGTGCGGCTTCCGTCTCACCCGATTGGGTTGGACCACCGCCACGGCTCACACCGCTAATCGCGTGCAAGACCCAGCGGCTCGCCTCAAGCAGCGCGTCAAAGCGGGACTGTAGGGGGTTATGGCTTTTCATAGCGGGCCTCCATGCGCTTGCGGATGTCCGCGATCTTGGCTTCTACCGTCTGGATGTCGGGCAGGAGCCATTGCAGGTGAATGTCCGGGACGTAGGCAGGCCGGTCGATTCGCGATTGGACTTCGTTCAGCGCGACGATGGCGCTCGACATCCATCGAGCCGTGGCACACTCTCGGTATTCAGGACGTTGCATCGGGGTTCTCCAGCGCGTCAAGCGCGGCTTGTAGTTGGGTGCGGGCGTAGTCTTCGGCGGCGAGTTTGGCGGCTTTGAGGCTGTCAAACTCATCATGGGTTTGAGCGACGTACATGGAAGGCGCGCGCAGCTCGACGACCCAGAGCCCGCTGCGGAGCTCAACCGCGACGCTTGCCGATGCGACCGCACCGCCTTTCACGCGAAGGGTCCATTGGGTCCGATCGGCGTCCCACCGCCACCCCTCCACGGGCTCTCTAGCTGTCATGGCGCACACCCCCAGCGTCAAGCGCGTCGGATGCGTCGATTGCCTTCTCGGCCCACGAGGCCAGTTCATCCTCATCGGCATCCCGGTAGTCCCCCGAAGCGAGCAGCGCACACATGAACCGATCACGCCGGGCTTTGCGGTCGCCCACTTCCACCTTGGGGGCAGCGGGCAGCTTGTCGTTCTGGTCAAATCGAAGCGGCGGGTCAAACGTGCCGTGAATCCACATCTTTTGTTCCGGCTCGGGGTCGGGCACCGGGACGCGTCCGGACTCCGCAAGCTCCACCCCCACCTTCGCAACCTCGCCAGCCACGATTGTCCGTGTGGCAACGTAGTATGGCGGCAAGATCCCTTGAAAGGTGATGGGCGCCATCTCCGCCTTCGGGCAGCAGGTGGGGCAGGGGGCGATCCGAGCGCCATTGCCGCATTCGGGACAGATGGCAGCCTGGTCCGCCTTCTCGGGGTCCGCCTCTCCGCCTTCCCCGTCGAGCTTGGCGAGGAGTGCCTTCACCTTCGTGCGCAGGAAGATGGGCGACATGCAGCACGCGCAGTCATACAGCAGCTCCACCATCTGCCCATGCTCGGCAAGCAGGGTGTGCAGATGCCGACTGAAAACGTCCGCTGGCATTGGGCCTGATCCGCTAAGCGCTCGCGCCGCCTCTCCGTGTGGTGTGGGGCTCATGACTTGGCCTCCGTCAGATCTCCAAGAGCCTGGCGCAACCGCGCATTCTCTTCCCGCAGCGCCACGACTTCATCCCGTAGGGCGGGAGCGTCGGCGATCAGGCGGGCGTTGGCTTGGGACTCGGCAGCCTTGAGCGGGATTGCGTTCCGACCGCAAACGACGAACTCGCTGCACGACTCGGCTTTGGCCCCGACGCTGAATGCACCATCGGCCTCAAGCCACGCCCATCCGTGGATGTCGATGCCCCACGGCCCCGGGGTGTGCCCCTCATGCCTTGACAGGTCCACGGGCTTGTAGGTGGGGCTCACGCCCTCGCGTCCCTCTTGTGCAGCCATTAGCGGGCCTCGCCCTGTCCGGGAGTCCTTGCGGCACCCAGCTTAGTAGCAAGGTGCCAGGCTTTCGCTCCAAAGCGGCGGCATTCGCTCGCGGCAGTGAGGTACGTCTCAAGCTGCTGAGCGCCACGGCGACCCTTACGGCTCTCCTCAGCCCAGCCGTCAAGCGTGTCCGAGAGTTCCCAAAGAAACTTGCTGAGCTCGTCCGCCGCTTTGGCGTGCTCGAGCTGTCGTTGTTCGGTAGCCATATCGGCCATCCTCCTGGTTCAGTGTGTTATGGGGTGGCGTTGCCGAGCGCCCTGCCCCATCAAACAGGGGCCTCGCCGTCACGGTGACGGTGCCGGGGGATTCGCGCCCCCGTTCGCGGGCTAGGCGGTGGCGGTGGTCTGGATTCCAAAGAAGTCCCGTGCCGCTTGCAGCTCCTCGGTCAGCTCCCATTCGCGTTCAAACAGGAGAGCGCCGTAGTGATGGTGAAAGCGGGCCGTGCGGAGCGCGTCAAGCCCACCGGGGAGGTCAGCGATGGACAGCTCGATGCGGTACTTCGTTGCGATCATGTCGCTCGGCACGAAAGCGCGAACATCGGAGACGCGCTTTGCAATGGCGAAGGACACCGCTTCAAGGTCGGCTAGGAGAAAGGTAATGCGGGCGGCGGTTGCAGAGGTGGCGTCTTGGGCGGTGGTCATGGTTCTAGTCCTGGAAAGTCGTTGTTGGGGTGCGCCAAGCACGCGCTCGGCACAGGTACACCTTCGGACAAACCCGAACAGCGCGCAAGGGGAAACTTGAGAAAACCCGCACTTTGTTCCAGTCTGTTCCATTCTGGCCACCCGAAAGTGTAGCGAAATACTACACTTTCCGCCCGAGGCCACCCCCCGACTCCGATATAAGGCGGGCAATGGCTCACGTCTTCGATCTTGCCGACAACTGGCCTGCGGACCACGTTTCCCTCATTGTGCAGGGCTGGTATGCGATCCCGACCGACGACGGGGGTGCGGACGAGGACTATGGCAACTGGGATCTCGACGGTGCCACCTGGAGCGCTTCGAATCCCGAGGTGTACACACCCATCCCGTACGCGATCCAGGACGCGAGCGCCTGCAACGGCGGTCACCGCATGGTCGCCTCCAAGCTGCGGCCCCTCACGGGCATCTATAGCGACACGGGCAAGGATGCCGCGAGCATTGCGCACATCGACCGAATGCTTGGCGTGATCCCGCGCGACGGCGACCCTCGCGGCAGGATCAACACGATCTGCTGCACGCTGGGGATCCTTGCGGGCACGTCTCACTACGGGTACGGGGAGGGCGACCCGGAATACACGCGGGGCCTTGACACGCGGTATCGCCACCTCGACAAGATGCTGGAACGGGCGAACGAGGCGGGCCTCACCAACTGCGTCACGGCGAACTACGAGGCGTATTACATCTGGAACTACTTTTCGGACGACTACACGTCGAAGCTCTCGCGGCTTGGGCAGGTCGCCATCGACATTTCGCAGCTTGTCATCAAGCTCAAGGACAACCCAGCGGCCTTCAAGGTTGATGGGCGCGTGGTGATCTACTGGTACGAGGGCACGCTGAATATCCCTGGCGTGGGTGTGGAGGCGATTTCTACCGCCGAGTGGAGCGGGGTGATGGAGGCGGCGCGCACGGCGGCAGACCACGACTTCTTTGTCGTAGGGCGCAACCACGGGGCGAATGACGTGAGCTGGCTTGACGGCCTGTTCCCGTGGATTCGCTATCAGGACTATCTAAATGCGGACGGTGACACGATCCGCGAGAAGGCGAGCAACTGGGCTCAAGACGCTTACACGGCATACATCGAGCCTGCAGTCGCCGCGAACTCGGGGCGCGTGGGGCTTGGCAACTTCTCTCCGGGCTTCGAGGACTACGTTCTTGAGTGGGGGGCTGGCAACGCGACGAGGGCCATCCCGCGCTCAACGGAGACGATCAAGGGGCAGTTTGACGGCTATCAGGCTATCGACGATGCGGGCGAGCGGCTAGACGGGCTGGTGATCGTGACCTGGAACGGCTACCCGGAAGGCCATTGCATAGAGCCGACGGTGGGCGACAACGGCGAGTTCCTGGGCCTGTTCACGGAACAAATGGCGGCCTACACGGGCGAAACACCGGACTCAGCGGACACGGAAGCGCTGCTCGACATCTGGCGCACGGCCCCCAAAACGATCACCTGCCCCGCGCCTTATCGGCAATCGGGGCGGCAGGCACTCGTCCCCCCAGGCCGAAGCACGGCAGGCTGATCAGCATGAAGCAGTTCGTAGCTCACATGTCGCACGTGGAGGGGCAGGACGCGTTCTTTCCTGGCGCCCCACGCCCCGGCAACAACGTCCTTTTGACGCGCAACGAGGTCAGCGCGGCCTCGCTCAAGGTCTACGACGAGACCAGCAGCACGCCAACCGTAGCGGTTCACTCGGCCACGCTGGACGTTGGGGCCAATCCGCCCGGTGCGACGTTCAACGAGTGCATGTTCCTCACGCCGCAATACGACGACTGGTATGACTTCGCTGGCGGATACACGTTCATGTACCGCTTGCAGGATGCGGATTATCACCTTGATGGCGGCAAGACTTACCGGGTCGAGGTGACGCTGACCGCTGGGCACCCGACCGCGACTTATCCGCAATGGTCGAGCTACGGGAACTTGATCTTGGTGTGGATCGTCCGCGTCCAGCCCACGACGGGGGCCTAGATGGCGAGCAACTACCGCAAGGCATTCGACGCGATTGCGGGGATGCAGGCGCACGATGGCGACCGCCAGACGCAAGCCGAGATTGTGTTCCGCACAGCGATTTCGGTGGCGCAGAACGAGGATCACCCGCACTACGCCACGATGGCCAAGTACATCATGGATCAAACGGTGGGCAGGCCGACTGAAACCGTGGACGTGAACCTCGGGGTGCAGCGCGGCATGGTGTTCAGCGAGGTTGGCGCAAGCCTCTTCGGCGTGTCGAGCGTTCAGGCCCGCACCGTGAACGAAAAGGGCGAGGTCGAGGACGTGGACATCAACCTGGGAGGCGAGGTTGGTAGCGACGATTGAGCAACCGCCCATCGTCATCTCGGAGAACCTGCGGCGACTCATCCAGACGCAGCAGCAGGAAGTCTTGTGGGAAGGCCCAGCGGGCACTGGCAAGACGTTCGGCCTCGCGCTCTACGTCCGCCTGCTTTGCGAGATGTATCCCGGGACGCTCGGGCTCATCATCCGCCAAACCCGCAAGTCGCTGAACTCGTCATTCATCGACATCTTTGAAAACGAGGTGCTTGGACACGGGCACCCGGCGCTAACACCGCCCCGCAAGCGCAACCACCGGGACGAGTACATCTTCCCGTACGCTGAAACGGTTGTCGATGGCCGTCCCTACAAGGGATCGTCACAAGTGGACCTTGTGGGCATGGACAGCCCCGAGCGCATCATGTCCACCCAGTACGATTGGGGGTTCTTCATCGAGGCGACGGAGGGTTTCCAGCACGCTTGGGACTTGATCGGCTCCCGTCTTCGCCGCTTCTACATCCACCGCTTTGGCCGTCCTTGGTCGCTACAGGTGGCCGACGTGAACCCGGCGCACGCTGGGCATTGGCTGAACGTCCGCGCCAACGAGCCATACACGCCCGATCCCGAGCTGATTAGCATCCTGAACTACTCGCCCGAAGAGATCGAGGGCTGGATGAACATGCACCGGATCAAGACCACGCTCAAGGACAACCCGAAGTATTGGGATGCCCGTTTGAAGCGCTGGACTGCCGAAGGTGCCATGTACGGCATGACGCTCGACCGCATGAGCCCGGTCAACCAGAAGCGCCTGCGCGACGGCTTGTGGGTTAGCGAAAGCGGGCAAGTCTATGCGGGTTTCAAGCACGAGCGCCATGTTGTCAACGGGCGACTCGTCAAGCGCAAAGAGGACTACGGGCGGTGGCGCTTGGAGCCTGTCACGGGCAAGATTTGGGCTGGATCGAGTGCGGGTCTGCCCGAGGATTTCAGCGCCCGGCTTGTCGCGTACTTTGTCATCGCGGTGGACTGGGGATTTTCGCCGGACCCCGCGAGCGTTGGCCTGTACGCCGTGGACGACGACGGGCACGCCTTCCGCGTCAAGTGCTACTACCAGACCAACATCGGCCTCGATGAGTGGGCCAAGCGCATTGTGGACTGGCAGCACGAGTATGACGTGCGGGCGATTGTCTGCGACCACCCCCCGGAGAAGGTCGCCAAGCTCAACGACATGCTCGGCCACAAGCTCAACCACCTGGGCCATCCGATTGCGATGGTGGCGAAGAAGGGGCCGGGATCCATCCTTGCGGGCATCGAGACGGTTCGCTGGGCGCTCAAGGACTCCAACCACGGGGAGCCGCGCATCCGCTTCTTTGCCAACGCCCTGGAGAACGATCCCGATCAAGAGCTGATCGACGCTCGCGTGCCCTCCAACCCGCTCAACGAGTTCGACGGCTACATCTTCCCCCAGCGTGTCGAGACGGGCAAAAACAAGGAGCTGCCCATCGACCGCGACAACCACTTCATGGACGAGCTGCGCTACTTCTCGGACTACAACTGGTCCAACACGCACCGCGCACCACAACCACCCCGAGACCCCCGCGAGTTGCACCCGCTGTTCATTCGAGGCGACCCCGCCGAAGAGAACCGGATCGCACTCGAAGCCGCAGGGCTTGCGGAAACACCCCGATTTAGACGGAGATAGGCATGACACGCTACATGGAGAATGCTGCCCAGCGCAGCATCGTGATCCGCAAAGACTTTGAAGCGCAGCGCGAGCGGCGAGAGCGGGCAGATCAAGTGCTCGAAGCGCTCAAGGGCGAGAATGGTGCGCTGACGAACGCGGGGTATGAGCTGATCGGCTACTTCCTGCCGCAGCTTGTCTACACGAACCCGGGCATTGACGTGGATAGCAAGGTTCCGGGCGACCCGGCTCTTGCGTCTATCGGGCTCAAGTTTGCCATCCAGGAGACGGCGGAAGAGCAAGATTGGGTGTCTACATGGGCACAGGCCGCCGTGGACTCGATGGTCTATGAAGGCTGGACGATGGTGACGACCGACAAGTCCAAAGCTCCGCGCTATGCGTACGGGCGACCGATCACGACCTGGGATGGGGCCAAGAAGACCATCACTGAAGAGGAGGAGTTCGATGTCCCGATCCTCGTGTACCTCGACGCCCGCAACTGCTTCATCGACTCTGCCGTCCAGCGCGACGATCAGGCCCGGCATATGGGGCACAAATGGCAGCAAGACCGGGCCGAGGTTGTCGCGTGGGCCGAGGCCGAGGACTCAGACTGGATCTTGGAAGCCGTCCGCGAGCTGCCCAAGACCGAGAACGGACTGGTGTGGATGGTGCAGATGTTCGTCCCCGGCGTGCTGGATGACCGTGCAGTCGCGGAGATGAGGGACTTGAAGGCTTCCGCAGGCGAGGATGAGTACGTCGAAGACCCTGAAAGTCGGTTCTACTCGGGGACCCTGTACACCTACGCAGGCGAGAACGCGGAGACCGAGATTCGCAAGCCGCGCCTGTACCGGGGCCCGAAGTGCGGTCCCTATCAGTTCTATCGCGGGATGCCGATGCCGTTTTCGCGCCACTCGGCAGCGCACCTTGCGCAGATCTACCCGCAGATGGAGAACTCTGCCCGGGTCGATTCTGGGCTCCTGGACGCGATTGAGTCCTACACCGTCGCCAACTTTGCGACTAAGGACGTGGTTGATGCGCTGAAGGGCAAGCAGTCGGGCGGCTTCCACGAAGTCAAGATCGCTGGGGAGTTTCTAGAGAAGGCAATCCACACTGTCACGGCGGGCGGGCCGACCGACCAACTGCTGATGGCCAAGAACCTGACGGATCAGGGCCGGGATCGAACGGGAGCCGTTGGAGACACGCAGCGTGGAATCGCGCAGTCCGACACGACGGCGACGGCGGAGCAGCTTGCGAGCGAGGCCACGGCAGCCCGAATCAGCTTGATCCGCGAGGGCATCATCAAGGGCGTGGAGCAGAGCTTGCGCGTCGTGGCGTGGCACATGGAGCACTCGGCCAACTACATGCGCATGATCGGCAGCGACTACGGAAGGAAGGCCCTGGAGCACGCCCAAGAGAGCGGCATGGAGCTGAGCGAGGAGACGGTCGCAGCGGTGCAGCGCGGTGAGGCCGTGGCCTACGTCGGCGGCGATAGCTTGCTGGACGATGTCCGGTACGACTTCTCCGGCAAGCGCATCAAGCTAACCCCGATGTCGATGGAGCGCACGTCTGAGGGCTTGCAGCAGCGTCGGGTGTTGCAGTTCGTCGAGATGATGGTGCAGGTCGGCCAGCTCAAGCAGATGTGGCCAGACCTTGACGCAAGCGGGCTCGCAGAGGACGCGGCCAAGAAACTCAACGTGCCCGGCATGGGCAAATATGTTCCGAACACGCCCTCCCAGCAAACCGCCCCTGCTGGTGCATCCCCGCCGTCTACCGGTGGAGTTGTGGGCAATGAAGCTGGGGCGCAAGCGAGGATTCAATGAGCGAGCAAGCAGAACTGGACCCGGAAAGCCTGGAAGCGATGGTCGAGGCGGGGATTGCCGCCTCCATGTCTCACGAGGCCGAAGAGGAGGCCGACCCATTCGAGGAGGCAAAAAGTGTAGCGAAATCCGACACTTCGCCTGGACAGGCCGAGCCTGAGTCTCTACAAGAGGGGGCAGAAGAGACCCCGGCCCCATTCGATCCCGTAAAGCTCGCTGACGCGCTGGACGAGATCAAGCGGGCTGGCCTCAAACCCGAAGCCTTCAAGGGGAAGTCCGAAGGTGAGCTGATTGCTCTCGGGGTCGAGTTGAACACGCGCAGGCGACAGCGCGACCGAGAGTGGCAAGAGGCCCAAGGTCAATCTTCTGAGACGAAAGCTACGGGCGAGCAACCCAGCGCGACGAGCCCGGCAGAGACGACGGCGAAGGCAACGCCCGAATCGCAAGCCGCACCGCTCCTCGACCTGGACAAAACGCTTACCCCCGTGTTTGAGGATCTGAGTGAGGAAGCCGCCCAGTCATTGAAGTCTGTTTTGGGCTCGATCATGTCGCAGAACGCGGCACTCCAAGCCCGGCTCGATCAGGAAGACCAAGCCCGCCAGCTTGCTCCGATTGTGAAGGCGGCGGACACCGCACTGGCTGGTCTCGGGTTAGCGCCCGAAGTTCTTTCCAATCCAGACAAGCGCGAAAGCCTGCTCGGTCTCGCGTCACAGATCCGCCAACAGAACCCCGAAGCCTTCGATGGCATGAGCATCGAGGAGTCGGTAACCAAGGCGGTCCACATGGCTGCGCAAGCGGTCTACGGGGTGACGGCGAAGCATGAAGGCCAAGCGCAACCCAAGAAGCCGCGCCTCCCAGATGGCCCGTCAACTGGTCGCCGCGTTGTGGTGAAAGAGAAGTCGGAAGACCTCGAAGACATCATCGACTCGACGCTCAGGGGCATGATGCGCTAGGCCGGGCCTTGGGGTGATCCACTCACACCAAAACTAAAATGGCAACTTTCTCCGCGTCCTACCTGGACGCAATCTCGAACGTCACGGCTCAACAGCCGCTTTCGACGGGTAAGGCGTATGTCGATATTCAATCGGCTCGCCGCTACTCGCTGAACACTCTCTGGCCTTCCGACATGAAGAAGGCCATGCACCTCAGCCACACCCTGCGTGACACGCTGATGCTGGCCCCGACGAACCGTGGCGTGTTCCACGGCGGCGCGGGCTTCACGACTCAAAACGAGAGCGGGAACACGGGTTTCAAGCTCACGCAAGAGATGGCCTACCACTACAACTATCTCGCTTGGTCGGAGACCGAAGTCGAGCCGGAGATGGTGGACGGCATGGGCGATGAAGGCAAGATGCTTGTCTACAAGTCGACCATGATGGGCAAGCTCCAAGAGGTTCACTTGGCGAACGCCAACACCTGGGAGTCAGCGATCTGGGGCGCACCGGACCAAGCCGCCATGTTCACGAACATGACGAAGCCTGTGTCGATTCCGACGCTCATCAGCGAAGAGGGTTACTACGGCCTCCAAGCTGACGGCACCAACCTGACGAGCGTGTACAACGCAACTCAGGCCGTGGTCCCGGCGTACGACAACCAGCGTTACACCTACGCGGCTCTCGGTGGCAACGCCGCGAACGGCGAAGACCTCATCGGCACGATTGAGGATGCGTGGCTTGGTGCGAAGTTCGAGGGCATCCCGGAGCACCCCGAGTACGGCCCGGGCAACGAGCTGACCAACATCATCTTCTGCTCCAACTGGGGCATCAAGCTGGTCTTGGCTGCTCTCCGCAACGGTCAAACCCAGTGGGGCAAGCGGGAGATCACGCCTTACGGCGTTCGCGTGGACACGCTCCTGTTCAAGCCGATTGACATCCTCGGCACGGCGGAGCTGTACGACGACGGCTCTGGCGGGCTCGCGAACGAAGCCAACGCGGCTGAAGACGGCCCGCGCTACTACGGCGTGAACCTCAAGTCGATGAAGTTCCTCTGCCAGAAGGGTCACTTCCAGCGCATGGAGAAGCCCGTCTCCTTGGCCCCGATTGGTAAGCCGTACGACTACCACCAGGGCATCAAGTCGAAAATGCAAATGTGGTGCGTCAACCGTCGCGATCACTTCATCGTGTCGCCGACCGCTGCGGCCATTTCCTAACCCACACCGGAGAAATCAAACATGGAATACTACGACAAGCGGCCCAGCCTTCCGGGTGTGCGCCCCAATGAAGAGAAGCACCAC